CATCTACAAGGACGGCGCGTCCGTGTACGGCACGATTTATTTAGGCGGCATTAGCGATTCAAATTTTATCGCATTAGGTTTCCAAGAGAACATCCCGACCGACCGGGACACGCCCGACATCCGCGTTTCCGCCCTCAGCTACCCGACCGACCAAGCATGGCCGCGATTGGACGTGTTGAGACCTCAGGGATTTATTGCTTAAGGAGTTTTCATGGAAGAGAAGCAAACATTACCCGACAGCCGCCCACCCACGCCTTACCACATATGGGACGGCAGCGAATGGCTGCTGCCCGAAGCAGTACGCGAAACCGCCCGCTATTGGGCGGCGGCGGAAAAGTGGGAAGAAATCAAACAGAAACGGCACGACAACCTGCGCGGCGGCGTGTATGTCGAGTCTGTCGGTAAGTGGTTTCACAGCACGGATGAAGCGCGGGCGCAGTACACATTCATGCGCACGCTGCCAGCCCTGCCACCCGATTTGATGTGGAAAACGATGGACGGAAACTTCGTCCACCTGACCCGTCCTCTGTTGGACGAGTTGAGCTTGAAGCTTATCACCGATGAACAGAAAGATTTTGCCAATGCCGAGCGGCACCGCGCCCTGTGCACGCAGTCGCCCGACCCGTGGAATTACGACTATTCAGACGGTTGGGTAGCCGTCTATCACTAAGGAAAAAACAAATGACAGAACTCCCATGGCTTACCGAGGCCAGAAAACACATCGGCTTGAAAGAAATTCCCGGCGCGAAACACAACCCCGTGATTCAGTCATGGCTGAAAGAAATGGGCAGTTTCACCGGCGCCGCAAAATCTTGGTATTCCGACGACGAGACCCCGTGGTGCGGGCTGTTAGTCGGCTACTGCCTAGGCAAGGCAGGACGCGCCGTCATCAAAGACTGGTACCGCGCCAAAGCATGGGCGGCGGCAGGTTTGACCAAGCTCAACGCCCCCGCCTACGGCTGCATCGCCGTCAAATCGCGCCAAGGCGGCGGCCATGTGTTCTTCGTTGTCGGCAAAGACGCGAAAGGCAGGATTTTGGGATTGGGCGGCAATCAGGGCAATACCGTTTCTATTGTGCCGTTCAATCCTGCTGACATCGACGGCTATTTCTGGCCGTCCAAGCTCGTCGGGCTGACCCCCGTTCCATCGTTCCCCGCGCCGGAACGCTACCGGCTGACAGCTGCCGCCGCGACCGGCGCGCAAGGCGCAAGCGAGGCGTGAGGTGCAACCATGACCGACATCATCGACCAAGCCTGCGCGCTGGAAGAGCGGATGCGCGATTACTGGCTGGCGCGCCATCAAGAGCAGGCGGCCGATGCACCGTCTGCCCAAGAGTGCGAAGAATGCGGCGAGATTATCCCGGAGGCGCGGCGGCTCGCCGTCCCCGGCTGCCGCCTGTGTATCGAATGCCGCCGCGAAGAAGAGCAGCGGCAGAAATTCAAGAGGTAGAAATGGAGAGATTCAAGCCAAGAAACAAGACCGGCGAAGAATTCGAAGACTACGAGGGATTTGTTGAAAAGTTCAAGCCTAAAAAAACGACCGACGACTGCTACACGCCACCCGCTGTTTACGCGGCGGTGCTGGAATGGGTAAAGGAGGAAATCGGCATTGCCGACGGGCTGGAAGTCATCCGCCCGTTTTATCCGGGCGGCAACTACCAAGCCGAAAATTACGCGGGCAAGGTCGTCATCGACAATCCGCCGTTTTCGATTTTGGCGGAAATCATCAATTTTTATCAATCGCGGCGCATTCCGTTTTTCCTATTCGCGCCGCGAATGACCTGCTTATCAGGCTACCGCGCCGGAATGGAAAACCTGACCGCCGTATTCGGTTGTAAAGACATAACCTACGAAAACGGCGCCGTCGTGCCGACCGCGTTTCTCACCAATATGATGGGCGACGTGAAGATACGCGTTTCCGAAACGCTAGAAGCCAAGCTCAAGGCGGCGGTGCCGTCTGAAAAAAAAGCCTTCCCAAAATACACCTACCCCGACAACCTCATCAAAGCGGCAGACTTGGAGCAATACGGCGAGCTGGAAATACGCCGCTCCGACACGCTGCCAGTAAACGCGCTGGACGCGCAGAAGCCGCTCGGCAAAACCGTATTCGGCAAAGGGCTGCTGCTTTCAGATAAGGCGGCAAAAGCAGCAAAAGTGGCAAAAGCAGCAAAAGCAGCAAAAGCAGCAAAAGCGGCAAAAGCGGCAAAAGCGGCAAAAGCGGCAAAAGCAGCCAATGTCATTGTCTGGACGCTCTCCGAGCGCGAGCAAAAATTAATCGAAGCATTGGGGAATTAAATGCAATACCCGCAGAAATTGAGGGAGGCGGTGCAGCGGCACCTGCCCGAATTGGCGCAGAACCCCGACAAGCTCACGCTGTTCGTTACAGGCGGCCGCGTGACGGCGTCGAAGGGTACGTTGAGCCACGAAACGCGGTACCGACTAAGCCTCATCATCACCGACTTCACCGGCGACGTTGACGTGTTGAACGCCGTCGTCATCGACTGGCTTCAGGAATACAGCCCCGAAACCATCGGGCCGGGCGACACCGCGCCGTCTGCCTACACCTTTGAAATCGAGCATTTGGGCAACCGAGCCTGCGACATCCTCATTGAGCTTGAATTGACCGAGCGCACCGCCGTTCTGACCGACGGCGAGGGCAACATCCGCATCGAACACCCGCGCAACGCCAACCGCCGCGAGCTGATGAACACGTTGGGCATCGAAGACGGGCGGCGGCCATGAGCAACGACGCATTAAGTCTCTACATTAAAAACATCGACGAATATATCGCCAGACTCTCCCCGGCAGAGTTGCGCCGTCTGAAAAGCGACATTGGCAAAGTCGTCCTCAAAGCCAACCGACAGCGCATCCGTGCCAACATCGAGCCTGAAGGCAACGCCATGACGCCGCGCGCCGGGGACGAGGAAGAAGGCAGGAAGCTCAGAAAAAACGAGCGGCTCAAGCCGGGGCAGGAATTCTATTACATCGGCTCGTACGGCAGACACAACGGGAGCATCCGCCGTCTGAAAAACGTTAAAACCCCGGCTTCCGCCGCCGCCAAAACGCGCATCGACACCGCCCCCTACGATCCGCAATACGAATGGGGCTACGAATTAGAGACGGGCGGCGTGTCAAAATTCAACCGCGACTACATCCGCGTCTTAGACGGCAAGCCCGCCAAGAAGCGGCTGAAAACGCGGATGTTTACCAAAATCCACCGCGCCAAATACCTGAAATCACAGATTAACAGCTTGGGCGTCGCCATCAAATTCGTCAGCGGCCTGACAGCCTACATCGCCGCCGCCCACCAATACGGCGAAGACAACCGCCCCGAGCGTCATCTCTTGGGTTTTAGTCATGACGACCTCGAGATTATCGAGAATCTCGTCATCAGTCACATGGCCGCGCACGAATAAAAAAGGCTGTCTGAACCCAAAATTCAGACGGCCACTCTTTTAAAAAAAACCCCGAAACCCGAAACCGCAACCGCCGATGCCGCGCATTGGGCACACTTTACCCAATTGAAAACGAGGCCGTGCCATGACAGCAGAACTTAACCGGAAAACAGCCAACCTCATCAAAGAGGGTACGGTTTCCCAAACCGACCCCGCCGCCAACCGCGTGCGCGTGAAGCACGGCGAATTGGAAACCGACTGGCTGCCGTACTTCGTCCCCTTCGCAGGCGGCGTCAGCGTACACCGCCTGCCCAGCGTCGGCGAATACTGCACCGTCATCTCGCCCAGCGGCGACACGGCGGGCGGCTTGGTTTTGTGCGGCATCGCCTCCGACCGCTTCCCCGCGCCGTCAACCGACCCCGCCGACACCGTCGTCAAATTTCCAGACGGCGGCGTCATCCGCTACAACCACAACAGCGGCGCGATGGTACTTAAAGCCATCAGCAGCCTGACCATCGATACACCCGAAACCACCGTTACCGGCAATCTGACCGTCAAGAAACAGACGACCAGCCAAGGGCTGCTGACATACCAAAATGGCATGACCGGTACAGGCGGCGCGGGCGGCGCGACCACTATCAGCGGCAACATCAACCACACCGGCACGCTCTCAAACAGCGGCGACATCACCGCCAACGGCATCAGCTTAAGCAGCCACACCCACCCCGGCGACAGCGGCGGTACGACGGGTGCGCCGAAATGATGAACGCACGAAACGGCAGGCTTGCCGACACTGCCGCCCACATCAGGCAGTCGGTAGAGAATATTTTATTCACCCGAATCGGCACGCGGCTCATGCGCGAAGAATACGGCAGCTTGCTCCCCGAATTGATCGACATGCCCATCACGCCCGCGCTTTTGCTGCAATGCCGCACCGCCGTCGTTGTCGCCCTCGCCCGCTGGGAGCCGCGCATCGACGTTCAGACGGCAACTGTTGCCGCAGGGCAGGGCGGCAGCCTGAAAATCAGCATCAACGCCCGTATTCGCCGCAACGGGCAGGCCGTTTCCTACGAAATCGAGAAAACACATGACCGAGCTTGACATTTCGCGGCTGCAGCCGCCATCCGCCATCGACAGGTCGGACTTTGAGGAAATATTTTCCAGAAAAAAAGCCGCCTTAATTGCCTTATGCCCGGAATCAATCCGCGAAACCGTCGCCCAAACGCTGGAGCTTGAATCCGAGCCGCTCACCATCGACCTGCAACAGCAGGCGTATCAGGAGCTGCTCGTCCGACAGCGCATCAACGAGGCGGTCAAGTCTAACCTTTTGGCATTTGCACAGGGCACCGACCTAGACCACCTCGCCGCCGCCTACGGCCTGACCCGTAAAACCCTGCGCGCCGCCGACCCTGACGCCCATCCACCCGTTGCCGCCGAATACGAAACAGACGGCGACCTGCGCCGCCGCGTGCAGGCGCATCCCGAAAAATATGCCGCTGCCGGGCCGCGTGCTGCCTACGAAGCCCACGCCATCGATGCTCACCCCCAAATCACCCACGCGCGCGCCATTCGCCGCGAAGCGGGCAGCGTGGAAGTGTTCATCAAGACACAGGGCGGTACGCCCGACGAAACCGTCTTGGCCGCCGCACGCGAATACCTGTCTGCAGAGACGCGCCGCCCCTTGTGCGACAACGTCCAAGTTTCCGCCGCCCAACCCAAAGACGTGGCGGTAGAGTACACCGCCGAATATCAAGACAATTTCGACCGCGCCGCCGTCCGTGCCGCCGCCCGCGTAGCTTTAGACGGCTTGTGGCAGCAAAACCGGCACATCGGTGCATCTGTCGCCCTCTCCAAAATCATCGGCGCGCTCGATACCGAGGGCATTAAAAAAATCACGCTGCACCGCCCGACCGCCGACATCGTCTGCGGCGAAGGCGAATATATCCGCATCACCGAAACCACCGAGCGCGAATGATGAACAGCACCATCCCGTCCAACAACAGCCCCCTGCAGCACGCGCTCGCCCGTCTGACCGACGGCGAAACCGCCGCGCTTGATACCGATGCCGTCAACCGGCAGCTCGACCCCGCCCGATGCGATCCCGCCTTTCTGCCCTTCCTCGCTTGGCAGCGCAGCATCGAAACGCCCGAAGGCTGGGAATTGGCGCAGACCGACGAAGCGCGGCGCCGACTCATTGCCGCGTTTGACGAAATCCACGCCCACAAAGGCACGCCCCACGCCATCCGCCAACTGTTCCGCCTGCTCCAGTTGGGCGAAGTCCAAATCATCGAGCGCGCCAACGAGTTCACATGGAACGGCGAAGCCCTGTTCGACGGCAGCCGATCATTCGGCGGCAGGGCGGGCGACTGGGCGAAATACAGCATCGTGCTGACCCGACCCGTCAGCATCAGGCAGGCCGCCCAAATTCGCGCCCTGCTCGAACACATCGCGCCGTTGCGCTGCCAACTGCTGCGCCTCGACTACCGCGCCAACCCGCACCGGTGGAACGGCGAAATCAGATTTGATGGCGAATACAGTTTCGGCAATGCCTGACGCGCCGACCAATTAAGAACCAAGCAAAGGAATTAAAAAAATGGCAAACGCAACCGAACAAAACCAATTCGACCCCGCCGTGCGCCTCATCGAACCCGGCGACAGCGTCGTAGGCGGCGCGGGCGCGCCCATCAACCAGCCGCTCCAAGCCCTCGCCAATCGCACCATCTGGCTCAAAAACCAAACCGCAGCCCTTCAGACAGCAACGGCAGGCAAAGCCGCATCAACCACCGCCGTCAACGCAGGCAACGGACTGTCGGGCGGCGGCAACCTGACCGCGTCCCGCACCATCGCACTGGGTACGCCCGGCCAAATCACCGCCCAAAGCCAAAACGCCGTACAGAGCAGCAGCCACACCCACGCCATCGACACCGCCACCA